TGTCTGCCAAAAGACCGTCAAGATCGGCCTGCTTGCGGTTTGCTTTGTTGCGGGCCTGATCTTCTTCCTGAGCCAAGGCCTGCTGCTGAGCAAGCTGTTCTTTGGCGGCCGATGTTTGACGATCCCCGGTACGTTTCTGCTCATAAGCGCTCAACCCCGAAGTCACGGCACCCACTAATGTGCCCGCGATAACTGCTGCAGTCATTCCCATGATCAAAGTTCCTTAAAAAATAAAAGATGCTTTCTGCCCTGCACTCTCTTTGCGAGTGCCTTAGCCAGAGGAGAATCCTCGGGCACGTCCCATAGGAAAAACTTGGCGCCTGCCTCTATTGCTTTGCGTTCTGCCAGCACTGCCAAGCGGCCGCCGATTGATGTATTGCGATATTCCGGCGCCAGATAGATCGCATCGTTTTGTGCGAAGACTTCGCCGCTGTGCTGGTGCGTAAAGACAAAGACCGAAGCAAACCCGATTGGCTTGCCTTGGTCTTCAACAATGAGGCCGAAGGAGTCCGTGCCTTCGCTCAGGATCTTGTAGATCGAACGATCCGGAACAGCCTTTCGGTTAGGCAAGCCTGCCTCCGACATTGCCGAGTCAATAAGCTCACGGCAACGGTCAATGATTTCAACTAAGGACGCGTCAATGATTTTCATGAGCCCATTGTCTAGGCTCAGACGCAGGGTTTATGGACGGTGTTATGAGTTCCAATACTCAGATTCAAAGGCTTCCTGAGGATCGTAAGAATCATTCGCGCCATAGATGGCGCGCTCCATACTTCGGGAAAGTTTCGGCGCCACGGGAGCGGCAAAAGTCAGAGCTAAAGCGTCGGCTAAATCCGGAGATCTTCCGATGCGTTCTTTAAGTTTGTCTTTGGCCTCGAGAATCTTAGGTCCTTTAGGCGTGTAGCCGTAGGTCGGAGCGCCCAAGTCTCCCTGCAGAACAGGATCCGGAGGAATCGCACCGCCTTGCTTAATCCATTGGGCCATGTGCCACCACATCTCCATTCGGCGGTTTGCGAATTGTTCCTTGTCGATTGCCTGCGCTCCGAAGGGAACCTCCACGACATCAAACCGCATCTGGCGAAGTCTGTCGATCACGCCTTGTCCGGCGCCTGAGTCAATGAATACGGCCTCGGGTTTTTCTTTGGCCATTTCTACCGCGATGCGATCGGCGAGCGCCATGTTGTCAAACTTCCGGATAACGATCGGCTCAAAGGCAACGAGCCCTCTGCGTTTAAAGATGACTGAGGCATCGGATCCGAAGCGGGCAACGTCAATGCCATAAATGAGCGGAGCGCCCATGTATTCACTCTCTCGGTAGAACTTATTGGCCGCGGCACGAATATCATCGATCGGAATAAGACCGTTGTCCTGAGCGGCAGAGAAGTCGCAGAGAAACTCTTGCCGGAACTCGTTCTCAGACATTTCGACCTTGAGCGCAGCCAGTTCCTTTTCGTCAATGACATGAGTTTGCTCAACGGAATAAAGCATCGCGATCCAGTCCGGATCACCTTCGCTCATGAGGTTCAAAGCCTGATCGTATAACTGAGAGAAGAGGTTGATGCCTTTGGGAGTTCCGATGAAAGCGGCCCATCCTTTTCTGTCAGCCAGTGCCGGACGAATCACTTCTCCCCAAAGGGTCGGCTTAATCTGCGCAACCTCATCGATCACTACGCCGTCAAAGTACATGCCTCTTAAAGCGTCGGGATTATCAGCACCGAAGATCCGGATCGTTGCACCGTTAGGCAAAAGAATCGAAAGCTTTTGTTCGTTGATCGAGATTGCAGGGATTTGCGATGTGTAATGCTTCAGGTATCCCCAAGCGATCTGCTCGGCCTGGTTACGGAACGGAGCAAGGTAAGCATACATGCCGCGCTCTTTGCGGTCTGTGATGGCACGCTTGATGAGGTGATTCACGGACAGCACAGTCTTGCCAAGGCGTCGGTGAGCAACGAGAACACAGAATCGATGCGTCTCGAGCTTTTTATGAATCTCGTCCTGGGGAAAGCGGGGACGATAGGGAATCACGACTTTCATTCTTCCTTCTCCGTCTGCTTCTTGCCGTCATCCCAAACAAACTCGATCTTGCCTTCTAACTTGCTCTCGTTGTCTTTCGAGTAGGCGCCTAAGTGTTTGCCGAGCATGTCATAAGCCTTAAGCAGAGACGGTGCATCCTTGAGCCCCATGATCACTTCGCCGTCATCGTTCTGATAAACGGGGATCTTCTCAGACAAAGTTTCCCGAATCTCCAGGAGCTCGTCACGCCATTTCTGCACTGTGTATCCGGTCTTCTCTTCCATGATTTTTCGTCTCCTATCGAGCTCTGTTTTGACTGAAGTTTTCTGAAGTAGTTGATAGCCCTGCTCGCTGGCGGTTTTCGCAGAATATCCGGCACGGACAGCCGCTTCCCTGGCTGAAATTCCCTTCATGTATTCGTTCACGAATTTAAGCTGCCTACCGGTGAGCTTTCTTTTTCCGCCTTCTTTCATTTTTGTCTCCGATATGCGTGAGGAATCTTTCCCCGGATCAATCCCGTGCAAATGGCAAAGACAGTGCTCCGAGGCATTTCCATCATCCGGGCAATTTGCCGATAACTGAATGCCTCGCCGCGCAACTGCAGGACAAGATCAACTTCCCTGTCGGTGTATTTCGCATGAGGCGAATCCTCACCGATCGGGACGCCTAACCGAGACACGGCAATCATGCGTTTAACGGAAAAAGAATTCGGGGAACTCACGCTTCACCAGAATGATTGCTTTATCGATAACTTGCCGGCGCCGCATTGACTCCGGCGGCAGGGCCTTTGCTTCTGCGGCGGCTGACTGCAGAAACTCTGCAGCCCTTCTCGGCAGAAGAGTTGCGGTTCCTAAGGGAGCCTTCGGGTTGGTCTGTTCTTCATTCTTTCGGGGCATCGCTCAAAACTCCTGATAAGTCCACCCCTTACCACGCTCCGGATAAACAACGAGCATGCGGAAAGGGTACTCAGTCGCGCAGACCTTTGTCTTCACTTTCGCGTCGTCTGCGAAGAACTTGGGCGATCCCTTAACCTCATGCAGTTCGAGCTGGTCTTCAGCCGTAAGCACGAGAAAATCGGGGTTATACCAACAAGTATCCGCGGCGATTTTTAGCTTTATGGACTCGAACCAGTACGCCTTGATCCTGCCTGCGATACGTTCGGATTCTAGGTAGGCGGCATACGCCTTCTCTGTCTCATTCATCTGCCCGGCTTTCATTCGGCCCTTGGCAAACCCGTTCTTTTTGCCTCCGACAAAACCGCTGATCTTCTTCAAGACAATGGGGCCTGCTTTAGTTTTTGTTTTGGCAAGCAGCTCCTTGTACGCAGGATCATCGGTGCTTTTAAATCTCATCATGGACATGATTGTTGTTCCCTCCTGGGTTTGGTTGTTATTTGAATTGGGTTGGCATGACAGCGCGACGATTCCCGGAGAAGATGTCTCGGAGTGTCCGGACAGGTATATCCATCTTTCGTGAAATCTCCCGCAGGGAAAGTCCTGCAAGCCTGAGGTCGAAGCAGTGAATCAGTTCAACGTCCGTGTACTTGGCATGCGGACTGGACTCTCCTACCCGGGAAGATTTATCTGAGAGAGAAACCGTTGACGGCTTAACGCTTAGATCGGAAAAACTCCGGATATTCGCTCTTAACTCAAGCAATCGCTTCCTATACTTGCAGCTCTCGTCATACCTTGCCTTCTCTCTTTCGAGGCTCGACGCTGTCTCGGAGAATCCTTTGGGCTTCCTTGGGCAATAGGGAATGGAATCTCCGAACAGATCCGCCTGATGGTTCTTCAATGTCATCCATCATCTATTCCCGCATTTGGCTTTCGGAAGCCGTCTGAGATTCCACTAGTCCGACAAGAATGCGATCCACGCATCCTCTGAGTTTGTGGCTTGTTACACCAACTTCATGAATGTCGAGAACTCGGCCGTCAGCCCTCTGTGCAGCCATCTCTTCTAGTTTCTTAAGGGTATTTTTAGCCTCTTCAATCGAATTGAAGACAGTGTTTATGCACGCAGTTCTATTTTTTACAATGTCAATGTGTTTCATTTGTTCTTTTGCTCCAAGGAAAAATTAGTCATGCCTGAGTCCTATAAATGCCCGCACTGCGGAACTTTGACGATGTTTGTTCTTAAACTGGTTGTTAGCTCTTACCCTGAACGAAGGGAAACAGCGCCTCTGAATAATTTTTATGAGAGTCAGAGTGATGGATTGGAATACAGAGGAAACAATGGCTTGTTTCACTTCTTTCATCCCAAAAGAGTTTTCGTTACTGAGTGCTGCAGTTGTGGAAACTTGGTTTTCTGGGAAAACGGAGAGATTCAATACCCCGTTCGCAACGGAATAATCCCTGCGGAAGATATGCCCCAAGATGCCAAAGAAGTTTTTAACGAAGCTCAAGCCATCATCGCTCTTTCCCCGCGTGCAGCATGTGCCCTTCTGCGGGTCTGTCTTGAAAGAATTGTGGATTGGTACGGTGAGAACGAACACGTGGAGGGCTTCAAAAAGTCCGACAAGCTTTACAAGAAAATTGAGACAATCGGAATATCTCCGGCCTTCCAGCGGATTTGCAAAGCTTGTAGGATTGCCGGAAACGAACACGCGCATTCCGGAGAAATCGATCTTTCCGGAGAAGACTCCTTTGAGATTGCTGAGGCAATGTCCAGAATGATCAACTCCTTGGTCAACACATGGATTGCTCCGATAAGGGAGAGCGAAGAAGTTCTCAGAAAACTTGGAAAAGAATAAGGTCATAGTTCGCTCCTTTACGGTCGCTGCCCAATCAGCACAGCCTGCAGCCTGAATCCTTCGAACTGAGCAAAGAAATCCCTTCTGCGCTGGATGCGTCTTTCATCCGCTTGAAATGCGTGCAGTTGGTGTAGCTGATGCGGTAACAACCGCATTTCTGCGGGTGCTGGAAAAAGAGGTTCATGTCAGCAAAGCTCGTGTCCGGCGGCTTGCGTTTATTTCCTTCACGGTCAACCCAGTAATTGGCCGCGTGTTCGCAGTAGAAGCAGCACCCGCTCATGTTCGCCTCCTGATTGAGCAGATTGCCGCTCCGATCTCTACACCGATTAAAAACGGCAAGTTGTAATCAATGTTTGAGCCTTGCCAGGCAAACCAAAAGATGTCCAGGAGATAAAAGAATCCGCCAGTCCATCCGAGTGATTTGCCCCAGTACGAAAAGTCAAACCTCATGATGTTTCTCCTGTCCGAGTTGAAAAGCGGCTCTCACGAGTAACCCGAATAGCACCAGGTTCACAAACAAGACTGGCGCCAGCACGATCATCAGCAGTGTCCAAGCTGAATCAGACATGACTTCCTCCATACAAGTAGGCCTCATCTTCTTGCTGCCTCCGGATTGCTTTTTGCCTTAGCTGATTCACAAAGGCCGAAAGCGGTGAAACCTGCTCCAAAGACTTCCCTCTCATGCTCTCTTCAGAGTTCTCGATCATGTAGGGCTTGACTACTTGGCTCCGTACCCATCGCTTGATTCGGTTTCCCAAGTCGTAAGCTGATTCATCCCGGAACTTCTGCTTCCCTTCGATAGGAATGCAGGGAATGTTTGTCTGCGGTGCCAGCTCAGGGATGCCGATGGCTTGGAAATACGCCGTAAGGTTCTGAATGACATGCGGGTGATTAGACGTGGAGTTGTAATCGTCAATCAGTCGCCAGTCCCTAAGGAGGCGTTCTGCCAAGTCAATAAGATCCTTGAAGCGATGAAGACCTGCCGTCACCGTCGGAAAATATTTGCCTTGAACGCCTTCGTGGAATTCACAAACAGTGATGCCTTGGGTCAACTGGCCGCAAAAAACCATGCAAGGGCATCCGTGGGCCCTGCAAGGTTGTTCAAAAACTTTTGGCTTTGACAGTGTCGAACTTAGCTGATCGTTTTCAAAGTCCAAATTTGTTTTCTTTCTAATGGTCATGGTATCTCCTGTCACAAATCTTCTCGAAGTTCTTTTGTTGGACAATCCACTCAAGGTCCGCCCGCCAGGAGCGCCCTTCTTTCTGCTTTACTTGCCCCATAAGGAAAGGAGACTTGCCTACAAATTCAAAAAAGCGTTTGAAGAAGTCGAGGCCTTCAGCTTCCGATTGAAAGCCTTGATCTATTGCCATCTCTCTCCAGCGAGCAGATAAAGCCTGCTGCCTGCGTGCGGACATCCATATCCGAACCGGAGGTAAGGTAGGAAGGCATTGGTGATAAAGCTCAATCAGCTTCTCTTGGGGACAGCGTTTTGCAACCTGTTTGGCTCTCTGCTCCGGTGTTAATTCTTTTTCTTCTGTCGGTTCTGTGAGGTTGAATTCCTTGTCCTCAGCGGATTCATTCGCCGATGCGTTTGGAGAGCCGGTTTCGGCTCTACGGACAAAAGAAGTATTAATAGGTTCATTAATAGGTTCATTAATAGGTTCGTGGTTCAGTTCTGAACTAGGTAGGTGGTTCAGTTCTGAACTAGGTGGTGGTTCAGTTCTGAACCTGGTGCAGTTTTGAACCTGGTTCAGTTCTGAACTAGGTAGGTGGTTCAGTTCTGAACTAGGTGGTGATTCTGTTTCGAGCGTACTTTCAAGTTTTAGGCGATAACAGTTGCTCTTGCCATTTTGCGAATAAACAGCAATGAGCCCTTTTTTCTGCAAGGTAGAAAGTTTCGCAGTGAGCGTGTTGTTGTTTCCGATCCTGGCTCGCTTCTTAAGAGTATCTCTGGATGGATTGCACTGACCTGTTTTGTCGTTGTGATAATCCGCAAGCACGACAAGAAGTAAGGCTTCTCTGGGATCTTCCAAAGAATCCTGTGACAATGCCCAGCGGATCGCAGTAAAGCTCATTCTCTCCCCTCATTTGAAAATATCGGGGCGAAGTTCTTTTCTGCTCACTATTCCGTTAGTGGCCTTTTCTATTGCTACACAAAGATTTATTGGTGGCAAGCGACGACCGGCCTTAATAGCTGAAAGGTTAGATTGATATAAACCCGGGACTTTCTTTGCTAAAGCGGCGGCTGCTCCACGCTTGAGTTTTAAATAAGTAGGCAAATCCATAGTTTTATCTCCGTGATAAGAATCATAGCATATCACTGTGATAATAACCAACTTATCAATGTGATAAATTTAGACAAAGGAGACAAACTATGGCTGATGTATATGAGATCCGACACGCAAACCTCTTGAGACTAGTGGAGGAATATGGATCAATCGCTGAAATAAATGAGGCCATGGGGCGAAAACGCAATGATGCAGCCCTGTTTATTGTCAAAAACAAAGCCATCGGCAGCCGTGGCAAACCCAGGCAAATTGGAACAAGCTTGGCGAGAGCAATTGAGAAAGGCTTGAATCTTCAGGACGGGTGGATGGATACAAACCATTCAGGAGAACCAGAAGAAGACAAGAATCTGATCACTCTCGACAAACTCAATGTTGAGGCTGGCTGCGATTCAACTGGTGGTCCTGTTTGTACTGATGTCGCAGTCGTTGAACGAATTCAAGTCAGCCTGGAATGGTTCAAACAGAATATCTCTAGATACAGAACCACAGGACACGAACTGGTCACTGCTCGCGGAGACTCCATGGAACCGACAATCAATTCTGGTGACATCGTTGTGGTGGACGTGAAAGACACTGATGTAACCCAGGAGGGAATTTTCTGCCTCAACTATGGCGGCGGCCTGACCATCAAAAGAATCCAGGTTTTGCCGTTTGGAGTTGAATTCATCTCAGACAACAAACTCTATAACCCGTTTGTGCTCAAGGGTCAGGAATTAGAAGCAATAAAAATTATTGGCCGCGTTGTGACGGCACTTTGTGTTAAGCGCTTCCCGAGGAGGATCTAAACAAGAACCAACCGTATCACTTAGAGTTTAATAACTTAGGAGCCTCTATTATGAGCGTAAGTCTATTGCATAAAGTTGTTGTTCACCCCATGTTTATTGGGATAGTCGGTTGTGTCCTTTTAATTCTTTCCCGAAGATTTGAAGAAAGAAAGTTCCTAAGTATCAATTGGTTTCCGCTTAGTTTGATAGGAATGTTATTAACTGGCTACTTATTTTTGGCAATAGCCGTGGCTTTTACAACCAATGTGATCTGGTTGTTCATTTGCTTTGCTGTTTTGTTTCTAGCCTTGGTAAGCACAGGGCAGACACTTATAATCGGGATTCTGTTTGTTGTGCTTAATATAACTTTCTTCTTTAACCATCAATTAATATCTTTCATGTTTCCTCGATAAAAGGTAAAGAAGTTGTTAACTCAATGAACAAATAATGCTATCTCAACTTTTTTTGCTGAGATAACAGTAATCAATTTGCAATACAATAAAAATAGTATCGATTATTTCTTCTATTGACGTTAATTCGATTAGCAAATAGTCTAGTTAACATCAAATAAGTGAATCTCGGTTCATTCACTGGAGTGCCTGACATGACGAAAAAATTAAACAATCGCGATTCAAAAGAAGTCAGAGATTTTAATAAAAAAGTATTTGATTTTTTTGGAAAAAACTCAATTGATACAAAGAGGTCTACCAACTTGGAAAAATACCCAAGCGGTCTTATTGATTCCTTTAAACCTTACATGCAAAATTCCGGCATTAGTTTCAAGGCCTGTTCTTCTCTATCCAATAAAGGGAGTTGGTAATGGGCGGATGGTCAGAACTTTTAAAAGAGGTTAACGGAGGAGAATCGAGACTTGATGCTCTCCGGAAAAAATACTTAAAGGCCATTTCAAATCACACGAAGAGAAACGTAATTGCCTTTTATTCTGGATGGCTACAAGTTCCAGAATTGCCTCCTTATTACAGTTCTATTAACGACAGTGATAAAACCGGTCTAATGAACTGCTGCAAGGGAGCTGATAAGACTAAAGGATTAGATCTTATTCTTCATACTCCAGGCGGAGATCTTGCCGCTACGGAGTCAATTATTGACTACTTGCATTCTTTTTATAAAGGAGATATTAGGGCCTTTGTTCCTCAGATAGCAATGTCTGGAGGCACACTAATAGCAACGTCCTGTAAAGAAATCTGGATGGGACGTCAATCTTCCATTGGTCCAGTCGATCCTCAATTCGGCCCCTTGGCTGCCATTGGACTGCTTGATGAATTTGAAATGATTTCGCAAGAAATAAAAGAAGATCCTACGAAACTCGCAGTGTGGAGGCCAATTCTTGAAAAGTTAGGGCCAACCGACATCATTAGGTGTCGCCGAACTGTTGAGTGGTCTCAAGAAATATTAGAAACAAATCTTCTCAGAGGAATGTTGCAAGGCATGCCTGAGAGGCTCCAAAAAGAAAAAATCAAAAAGATCTCTGATTTGCTAGGTCAGCAAAAAAATTCAAAAGCGCACACACGGCATATCAATGCTGATAAGGCGGAAGATTGTGGACTAACTATAAAACGGCTAGAAAGTGACAATTCTTTGCAGGATAAGATCCTTTCTTTTCACCATTTAATGTGTATTACCTTTGATTCGTTAAAAGTCGCAAAAATAATCGCGAATGACACTGGAGCAGTTTATTACTTGAGACCAAACACAGAAAAACCTTAATAACAATCGCTCCTAATGTGGCCGCCTTCGAGCGGCTTTTTTGTTGCCTAAAAAATACATATCGGGTTATCTCTTATCTCCGAGATAATAAAATTCTTATCACCTTGCTTGCTTAAAAGCTATCACGGTGATAATATTCTTACATCAATCAATCGTTCTTTAAAAGTCCTTCTGAAGATTGTCAAGAAGGAATAGCTCCTAAAGCTGAGTAAACCGAAAAGCCACGGAGCAACCAGGCGGCAAGTGAATTGCGCCTAAGCATGGGGATCGAAAGTGAACCAGCGGCAGAGAGAATGCTGAAAGTGTCAAACGTTAAAGTCGTGTAGCACCGGTAGGGGCCGTTCCAGCAAGACAGTTCACAAACAAAAGCGCTTTCCGGCAACTTCTCCTTTGGGTACATCTAGCACACGCTGGAGGGCGCTTCTGTTTTTTACAGGAGAGAAAAAATGCTTTTAAAAGTTAAGCGCGTTATCCCTCGAGTTTATGAGATTTATTACAAGGGGAAAAACATCGTCAGTCTGGTCCGACCTAAAAGAAATGACTGGCGATTTTCCGGGATTTGGGAAAAAGAGCAATGCGATGTCAACGATGTGTTATTGGCAAACGTTGCCGGACTTAGTTTCCAGACAAAAAGACAAGCGCTCATTGAGCTAGAGGTCATTTTTGCAAGATTTGAAGCCCTACAGGCCGAACTAGGAAGTCGAATTATTAGGAGAAAAACATGTTAGCAACGTATGAACGTAAAAAAGTTACTGAGTACACGTCGTTTAACTATGAATTTAAGGTGTTTTATAAAGACGAATACGTTTGTGATCTTTTAAAAATAGGGCGTCACGAATGGGCGTTTTCGGCATTTCAGAGTTGCGACAAACTCGAAGGCCTTCAAATGTTTCTTTATAACAAGACTAGTTGGGAAACCTTCAAGAAAAAAGAAGAAGCAATCCAGCATTTAGAAAACGTTCTCGCCGCTTACGAGTCTGGCGAACGGTCAGCTTAATCAACCCTCGAACTATTAGGAATTTTCTAATAGTTCACATAAACAAGTCCCCTGCGCTGTTTTCTTAATTAACTGTTAGTGCCAGTTTTTCAGCGACGGGGACTTTTTTATGTGGTCTTTATTACATGGTTTTATTGGAGAGAAAAATGATCTTATTACCGGACGAGCAAAAGCAGCTCTTTAATTTCGTCATCGACGATCTTCTGAAAGAACGCGGCTCCGCCATTTACCTCACTGACGCGCTGGCTTATGCAGAACGCGCTGTTGTATCTGCCCTGCTCAATGGCAAGAAGGAGATAACACTTGATCTCGGCCACGTTGTCCAGACTGCTGAAGCTCAGAGAGAAGTTAAAGCCCTCTTCAAAGAGTATGCAGCGGATTTCATCTCTGACCTTGGGATAGAAGCGATTGATAAAGACATCTACCCAGATGTGAAAAATTAAGACCTTTACAAGTCTCCATGAAAGTCGCTAAACTTATCTTGTCTGCAAAAAACAGACGCGGGATTGGCGTCCCGCAGAGTTTAGGCGATCAGTCGCCGAAAGGCGTTTTTTTATGGCTGATCGCAAGGGGATGGTAAAACGCCACCTCCTTTAAAAAGTCTCTTATGAGCGAGGCTTAAGGAGTATCGAAAGATACGCCGTAACCTAAACTACGGGACGCCAATCCTTAAAGCCTTGCTCTCCACATTGGCGTGTGGGAGCAAGTTCAAAACTTGTTTAGGAGACTTAAATGTCTAATGCTTTGTCATTCACATTCGAGGGAAGTACCCTCGCTATTCTTGGTGATATCCTTAATCCCCTTTTTATCGCAAAACAAGTGTGTTTAGCCCTGGGGTTTAAAGACTCTATTAACGCTGTAAAAACCCACTGCGATCCTGAAGACGTTTGCAAGGTCGAACTTCAAACAAACGGGGGCAAGCAGTTAGTTAACTGCGTGAACGAATCAGGCCTGTACGCCCTGATCTTTGGCTCAAAACTTCCGAAGGCAAAGCAGTTCAAGCGCTGGGTCACGAATGAGGTTCTTCCAGCAATTCGGAAACAAGGTTGTTATTCAGCTCAGGAGCAGGACAACACATTAATCTCCAACGAGCAGCAGTACGAACTCTCCAGCCGCGTGATGCGCAAAACCCATGCTCTGTTTGGAAACAAAAACTACAGCTTTGTTTACCGAGCACTCAAAAGACGCTTCCGCATTCCGCGCTACACCTGCCTGCTGCAAAGAGATTTTGAGGCCGCGCTTGCATTCGTTGACGGCCTAAAAGTTTCGGATTTCAACGTCCCTGATGTAAAGGAGCGAGAAGTTCCTCTACAAAATTACGTCGTTCAGTATCCGAGCTTTACGATCAGTTCTTCGGCTTCTCCGCTGATTCCGGCTGTTCCGGCAATTCCTGTCAGCAAGCATTACATCACTGACAACGAGCTCCAGGCGATCAAGTCTTTGATTTACTACTTCGATGACTTGTTCAAGCCGCAAATTCAGTGGGCCTCGAAAGAAGCCTACAGGCAGGGACGCCCTGACGCCTCCCGCTTCTACGATGTTTGGCATGAGCCGATGTGGTTCATCAGCCGAATGAAACAACTAATTTCACGTAATTCCTAATCAACGCCAAGCCCCTGCCAAGGGGCTTTTTTAATGGATGAATAAACATGGACAAAATCGAACTCACTCGCGAGGAGGCCATGCTAGTTATGCGCCTCCTCAATTTATTTTTGGGCAAGGCTCAAGCGCTGAACGTGCGTGACAACTCTGACGTTGTTCCGGCAAAAGCGCTCAAGCAAAACATCTTTGACCAATACATGAAGCTGGATACCGAGGAGGCTGAGAATGACACTGAACAAAGCTGTTGAGTTTTACTCATACCTGCTCATGATTATGGACCACTACGGCTATGACCATCAGGTATACGAAAAATTGCCGGAAGAAGTCGATGAATTACAGGAAGCGTTTGACGCCTACTTTGATAAACC